GATGAGAGTTTCATCAGCATTCTGAACAGTAAATGCTGTTGTACTTGGTGTCTGAACACCGTATTCAGATTTACCTCTATTCAGAGAAACACCGTTGAATGAATTAGGTATTATTCTTGCTTCATATGTGTTACCAAGATACAAGAATGCTTTGGTTGACCAGTACTCAACAACAGTAGCACCATTCATTATATCGAATAGCCATGTTATCCGTATATCCGTTGAGTCAGCTGCTGCTTGCTGATCAGTGCTATAACTAAGCATCTACTATGTACCCCAAAACTCTGAGTTTTACTGAGAATCCATAAAAGTAAGCAAGTGATACATTCCTGCCCAAAGGCTCAGCAAATTTAACAACATATGTATGCCTACTTGCTAAAGGCTCTGTATAGTTAGTGTATTTAAAGCTTCTTGCCATACCGTTTGCTTTTGCTGAATCGTGAAAGAAATCAAGAACTGTTCCAGCATCTGATTCACTCTTGACATCGAATGTAAGGGTCAGATAGAATATTGAGCTATTTGAATAGGTTATTGTTACCTGTGAATTATCATCTGATTCAACTACCTCTTGATTCTTCATTCCTTGCTCAGTAGCAGAAATCTGTGGCGTTACTGCTAATGTTGCATTATAGTCTGGCGTAACGGCTGCTAAATAATCATACATCTCTTTGGCAGAAATAGGAATCACCTCCTAGCTGATTAGTGCACCCTCCTAATTGCTTCTCTTAACTCAACATCATTCCCTCTTATCCCTCTTTTGACAACTCCTGTTATTTCCTTGCCATCAATATACAATGCCATCTCTTTAGCAAGGATTGCTAAAAGTATATCATTCTGATTCTTCAACTCAGCAATAAGGTCGGAATTATCGCTTGGAACTTTTCCATCAACAAGAGGTGAAACAACCTCTTTACCATGCATAACTACTGGATATCCACTTTCTGGGCCAGATACTATGCCGCCATATTTCAATCCTGTAGCAACTTGCAAAACTCTACCAGTCATATCATGATATGACCAATATTTTTTATCTTCAGATAATATTGGATTATCCCATGAGTATATTGCTCCTGCTCCTAGTATCGGCTTTGCTCGATAATATGGAACAAGTCCGCCACCCATTATATCAGGTGCTCTAATGCTATCAAATACAAGATTCCAGTCATTAGCAATTGTAGGAATCCTTTTCTCAGCCCCAGTTCCTGTACCAGTTCCAGTACCGTCCATGCCAAGAGATTCGCCAATACCTGCTCCAGGAGCAGCAGCTTGTGTAGCAGCAGCCATTATTCCTGCTATTAATTGGTTTATGCTTGTAATAGCACCAGATACTGCTGAACTAAGACCAGAAGTAATCGATGAGAATCCAGGAATAGCTGAACCAAGACTACCGATTAAAGAAGAAAGCTGTGCTGCTGTCATATCAGCAGTACCACCAAGGCTAATTAATATCCTAGACATATTATAAAGCTCATCTGCTGGTACAGAATAGCCAATTTCTGCCAGAGATATTGCCATATCATTCAAGGCTTGGATATCAATAACATCTCTTATGACTGCATCATATATTTCATTATATCCTGATGGAGCATATGATTGCTGGAATTCAAGAAATGCTTTAGCAAATTCAAGAAATTTGTCTATCTCTTCACCTTTTCTTGCACCTGCTAATAGGTCTTCATATCTTGCCATCCACCAGGCTTCTGCCTCTGCTGGGGCAAGACCTTCACCAGCAACTTCCCATAACCATTCTTCTATAGATTTTCCTTGATCTATTAACTCCTGTAATGTTTCCTTCTGGGTAGCAAGCTGCTGTTTATTCAAATCTTCTAACTTATCAAATATTATTATTATATCATCAAGAGCACCTATCTGATCTTCTAATGAATCTTTTGTTGAGAATAAGCTTAGAAGCCTATAGAATTCATCTATCCAATCCTGTGGGCTCCAGCCTTCTCTTTCACGATCAGTTAAAAATCCTTGCCATTTATCCTTTATATTCGTAATATCACTTAAAGCTTTAGCAGCATCATCAGATGCTTCAGAAAGAAGGTCTACTGAATCCGATGCCATATCTAATGATTCTGCCGTATTGTTAGCAGCAGCTGCCATAGCAAGAGATTTATTAGCAAATTTCTCACCATTATAAGTCCAAATCTGAACTTGTTGTACTATTCCATTCAGCTTCTTTACATCAAGTTGTGACCCAAGACCTTCTATGCCACCAACATTAGAAACTTTTGAGTATCCAGACATAGCATTTAGCCTTTTTGTATCTGCTGCCCATTCTTCTGCCCAAATCTCACTCTGTGTCTTAGCAGCGTCAATAGCTACTCCTTTAATTATTGATAAGTATTCTGTTGCAAATTCTTGTAGCATCTTTAATCTATACCTATACAACTCGCTTTCACTCTTACCAATATCACGCATACCTTGTATTTCAGCAGTCAGTATTACAATTCTCTGTTCTTTGACTCTTTTAGCATACTCGTAAACATTTATTATTTTCTTATCATATAACTCCTTGTCAATTGCTAGACTCTTTTCAGCATCACCCTTAGCATCCTTAACAAGAGTTTCTTTTGCTTTTTTCTGCTTCCTTGTCTCTTTTATAGTTGCTGCCGTCTCAAGGCCAAGTATCCTTGCATGCTCTGTTGCTACAGTATAGTATATTATAGCAGCATCTTCACCTAACTTTTCACGCACTGTAATTTCTTTTTCTGCCCAAGCATCAAGATCGTCTCGCATTGTTTCATACTTTCCTTTTTCTTTATCCTGATACTTTTTAAGCTGCTTATCGTATTCTTTCTGCTCCTCTTTCCAGACAGTAGCCTTTGCTGCTGCTGCTTCTGATTGGACATCGAATATGCCTATGCCTTTTTTATGTAGCTCTTTTGCTTTTTCAACATTATCGAATGCCTTTATCTGTTCAAGCTCAGCCTTCTCTATCAAAGCAATAGCAGCAGCATATTTATCTTCATTCACCTTTATCTCTTTTTGAGCATAAGTCTCAAATAATTTTTGTGTCTTTTCAGCGAAATTTGCTGCCTCTGTATATCCTTTTTTAAATTGTGTAACTTTAAATGCTATAATAGCTTTTACTGCCTCTTTCTCAGCATCATTCATCTTCTCAATATCGCCATACATTGCTTCAGCAGCTGACTTGAACTCAGCAATGGCTTTTATTCTATCATAAATCTCTTTTTCTGCTGTTGGCAACTTTTCAATCATCTCTGCCAACTCCTTCTCTACAGATATATCATATCCTTGCTCTCTATATTGTTTCCATATCTTATTTATCCTTGTTGCTCCTTCTGCTTGCACCAGCGCTGCTCTCTTTGATGCTTCAGCTTGTTCTTTTTCTAAATCAATAGCCCTTTGTTTCTCCCAATTAAGTTTCTGTTGTGCTACTATTACTAGATGTAAATCTTCTCTGTATTTTACCATAGCAGCAGTATCCCAAAGATCGGGAACCTTTACTTTTGAGAAAATTTCATCTCCTTTCGCTTCCATCTCATACGCCGTTATCATATCGCCTATTGCTTGCCATCCAGCAAGAGGGCTAAAAAGGCTAACATGGACTGATTTATCCATCTGTTCAAAAATTAGTGCCCAGCCTTTTACTATTATCTTTACAAAGCCACCAAATTCTTTTGCTATACCAGACATTGCACCCAAGAATGCCTCAGCCCAATCAACGATAGCATCCTTATTATCTTTGAACCACTTCGTTATATCTCCAAGGAAAATTTTAGTCTGTACTTTATAGTCTTCAAATAAAGTTATTGATATTTCACTTACCATAGACTTCAAAAGTTTCCATGAAGAGCTAACATTGTCTTGCATTATAAGAGCAGCTTTAGCTGACTCTCCAGCAGAATTGTATGCAGCCTTTTCAAGCCTTTCGTACTCACCTATATTATCTCTTAGCACAAGCATCGTCTTAAGTGCTATAAGGCCATAGGCTTTTGTGATTTTCGTATTGATTTCAGTCCTAGCAGCAGTTTCACCAATTATATCTCTAAGCTGAGCTTCCTCTTTGTTGAATGCTTTTAACACAGCAATTAGGTTAGAGCCAACTTCAAGTCCCATTTCTTTTGCTGCTTTAGTAGTCCTTACAAAACCCTGTTGCAATCCTCTACCGGCTATACCAGCTTTAATACCTGCTGTAGCAAGAACACCGATCATTGCTGCTACTTGTTCTATTTCATATCCAAGAGCACGTGCAACAGGAGCAGCAAACTTCATAGACTGTCCCATCATTTCAATGTTAGTATTTGATCTTGTGATGGTAGCAACCATAACATCGTTGACTCTTGCTAAATCATAAGCGACTAAACCGAATGCTTTAAGAGTATCTGTAGCAATATCTGTAGCCCTACCAAGCTCAAGTTCGCCTATTAAAGCAAGTTGTAATACACCAGGAAGAGCAGATATTGCTTCATTTGCTGAGAAGCCAGCCATAGCAAGGAACTTTAGTGCATCTGCTGCTTCAGTAGCAGTAAATACAGTATCTCTTGCCATAGTCCTAGCTGCTGCTCCAAGCCTCACAAACTCTTCTGCTGTAGCACGGGAAATAGCCTTGACAACTGACATTTTCTGCTCGAACTCAACACCTGCCATCATACCTGACATTATGCCACGCCATGCAGCACGCATTGCCATGTAAGCAATTGTGACTTGAGCAACATGTGGGATTAATGTAAGGAGGGATTTGCCTTGCCTTTTTGTTGCAGCAGTGACTTTATCAGAAGCGTCAGCAGTAGCTTTCATAGCACCGCTAACTTTTGTGTGTGATGTACCAAGCTTGGAAAGGGTAGTATTGACTTTATCAACAGCAGCAGTAGTTGCTGTCTTCATTCTTTCAAGGTCAGTTTGGTATGTTGCTAAATTCGCCCGTACTTCTACATGAGCAATTCCTACTCTCATTTTAAGTATTCTCGCAGTTTCGGGTCGAGCTGTGGAATCATTGCCACAGGCTCTTTAGAGGATTCAGCATCCTCCCGAATCTTGGACAGCGTTATGCCGTACAACTGGTATACTTTATCAAATACTTCTTTCTGATCTTTTCTCCTGACCCCCATCATATCCATAGCAATCTTTACAGATGGAAAGTGAAGGTCTATTGGGCCGCCAAAGCCCATAATGTGCTGATTGCGAACTAATATGTAGATATCAAAAACAAGCCTATTTTCAGGCATAAGAACTGGGATACATATTTCACACATCGGCTCTTTTTCATACATCTCCCAAGTCTTTTCACAGATATCACAATCCGGCTTAGTCATCAGCCTTTCAACTATTTCTATCCGTTTTTTTCCAGTACCGCTTCTTTCGATTCAACTTCTTCAGAAAGCTTTTCTATACATGAACCAACAATTGTAGCAAACTCAACAGAACCACGCATAAGCTTTACCTTATTCTCTGTCGTACAAGCTATTTCGTTGCCATCAAGGTCTTTAATCCCTTTCCAATTTACAATGACATAGTCCCAAAGAAGCTCTGATCTTTTCTCTTCATTCTCTTCAATGAACTCGTGTCTTGCACCTTTTCTGAACTCAACCTTCTTCTTGCTACATTTCTTATTGATCTCATCAAGCTTCAGACCATTTGCTAGACGGACTTCAACACCACCA